TGTTCTTCTCCCGCCACTGCAAACACCAGACATCTTTGCGGTCAGATGACCAACTCCACCTCACGCACTCAACTACGGGCGCAGGAGCTTGCGCCACTGGGGGTGGAGGTGGCAGAGCGTCCACACTAAATACTTTGCATCAGGAAATAGGCCCCATGCGGGTTCCAAAAACAACCCAAGTAATGTTTGAGTTACCCGTTATAGCATTTCCCGCCGCGCCGCCGCTGCCACCACCATAGTATGTGTTGTTGTTACCCTGATTAACTGCGGCTCCACCATCTGATCCAACCGCACCCCATGTGCCACCGTTGCCTCCAGTGCCGCCAGTTATGGAAGTGACAGGATCGGCAGTAAAGTCATACAAAGTCCCGCCAGCTCTACCGGCGCCCGCACTTGCAAATGTGCCTGCATTACCAGCCGTAGCGTTACCTCCATCGGTTACGCCACTTACGACGTTAGCTTGGACACTACCACCGCTACTATTTGTCGAACCCGTGCGACCACCACCACCGCCGCCACCGGATGTCCTACCAAATTGTCGCCATGTAGCAGCCCCGCCAGCGCCGCCACCACCACCGCCGCCACCGATAGTGTTGTTGTTTGTGATCGTGACCGCAGAGGATACGGCAAGTGCGGTTCCCCCAGCGCTTCCAGCGCCACCAACGCCGCTATTATTCCCGTTGCCCCCGGCACCCCCCATGCCCGTAATTGTGCCGTTATTTATAAGCTCAACACCGCCCGGAAATGACCCACTTATTGTAAGCCCGGGGGTCCCTGTACTGTTTGAAGATATCACTACACCGGCGTTAATAGTAGCAACAACTTTAGATGTTGCATTCCACCCCGCCGCTGATGCAAGCGTAATCAAATTGGCATTAGTCTGATTGCTTGAAATTGTGAACGCAAACTGATTTGATTTGCCGCTTAAATTGGTAATAGCAATAGTTGCGGGGCTTGCGCCGACGCCAGCTAAGGTACGAACAGCGGCATCATTTAAAGAAATTGTTGCAGTTGAAGATAGTCCCAACTCAGTATTAATCTGAGAGAACGACATTGAATTACCGGGAACGACTGGTAGCGTCATGCTTGCTCCTTACGGTGTGCCGTAGGCGGTAATGTTGGTCAGCGTAGTAAAGTTGCCCGAAGAGTCAAGCGAAGCAATGTTTGTAGCCCCGTATTTGAAGTACAGCTTGCCGCCGGACTCAACGATGGAAAAATTTGTCGTAGCCAGCGTTGTAGCTGCCGCAGCCGTCGTGGCGTTACCCGCAGTTAAACCTGCTGCTGTGCCTGTAATGTTTGTTCCAACTAAGGCAGTCGGCGTTCCCAGAGCAGGAGTTACCAGCGTTGGGCTTGTAGCAAATACCGCTGCACCCGTGCCTGTTTCGTCCGTAAGCGCAGTTAGCAGTTGAGAAGATGTAAACGATCCAAGAGACGTAGCGGTACCTACCGAAGTGACTGCGCCGGTTAGGTTGGGGGCGCTTATGCTGTAAAAATTAGTTCCATCACTAAACACCAATACCTTACCACCCGCAGGAACAGTGATACCTGCGCCCGCTGCGGTTGTGTTACCAATCACCGTAGAGTTGTAGATCGTCGCTGTGTAGGCAGTAGTGTTGTAGATGATGTAGGTCTTCTCCTGCGGGGGAGCGTAGACGGCGAAGTTGGCGGTGGTCGTGGTGGTCAGCGCAATAACGGCATTTCGCGCTTGGTCAGGCGCACCGTCCAGCGCAGTGAAGGCTTGGTTGGCCGAGGTAACGGACACTGACACATACCCAGCAATAGACGACTCAATGATCGTGCCGAGGTTGGAGTTGGTTGTGGTGTTCCACGTACCGGCTTGGTCGCCAGCGCCAATCAGTTCGATCCGTAGCGAGGGGGAGTAGGTGCTTGCCATAATTATCCTTGCGTTGATTTTGCCACGACTAGCTCTAGCGCGGTGACTTTGGCGTTCAGTTCTTTGATAGCCTCAATCAGCAGGGGGACGAGCCGCTCGTAACGAACAGTCAGGTAATTCTCGTCGATCGGGGCCGGAACCACAACTTCGGGCTGCACTGCTTGAACTTGCTGCGCGGATACACCGACTTCCAAAATCTTCTCGTAACCAAAAGACTGTGCAAGCTCGTTGGCTTCGTAATAGAAGCCGTTGAGCGTCAGTACTTTAGCCAGCGCATCAGGGATGTTGCCAAGGTTTGTCTTAAAGCGGTCATCCGAGTAGTAGGCTGTGATGTTGTTGGTTGCACGAATTTCACCTGCTGTGGTGGATGCCGCTGTACCTACACCAACTGAATTGAACTGTGAGTTCTGCGAAGTGCTGGTAAACGTAGCTGCCGAACCAGATGCGTTACCTGTTAAAGAAGCTGTAATTGTTCCGGCAGAGAAATTACCCGAAGCGTCACGCGCAACGATTGCGGACGCGGTGTTTGCATTAGTTGCTGTCGTTGCTGAATTGCTGACTTTTAACGCTGTAGAAATTGTCGCCAGCTTGGTGTCCACAATGCCAGCAGAGGCGTTAATGTCTGCGTTAACAATCACTCCTGCGGCAATTGAGGTTGCATTGCCAACGGACGTTACATCTCCGGTCAAGTTAGCGTTAGTTGTAACTGTTGATGCGTTGCCTGTTAAAGAAGCTGTAATTGTTCCAGCACTAAAGTTTCCTGATGCGTCCCGGGCAACAATCGCTGATGCTGTGTTTGCGTCTGTTGCTGTCGTCGCTGAGTTGCTAACTTTTAAAGCTGTAGAAATTGTTGCCAGCTTTGTATCATCAATTGCAGCAGAGGCGTTAATGTCTGCGTTAACAATCACTCCTGCGGCAATTGAGGTTGCATTGCCAACGGACGTTACATCTCCGGTCAAGTTAGCGTTGGTCGTAACATTGCCAGCGGTTAAGCCCGAGGCTGTGCCTGTGATGTTTGTGCCGACCAAGGCTGATGGGGTGCCCAACGCAGGAGTGGTTAAGGTTGGGCTATCACTCAGAACCACAGACCCCGTACCAGTAGAAGACGTAACCCCTGTACCACCGTTGGCTACCGGCAGGGTGCCGCTGACATGAGTCGCCAGACCAATCTTGCCGTAGCTTGGGGCCGAACCAACACCGCCTGAGATCAAGGCATTACCAACCGCCACGTCGGCCAGCTTTGCCAAAGACGTAGTGGTATCTGCGTAGATTAGGTCGCCCACGGCGTAAGAAGTCTGGCCCGTGCCGCCCAGTGGGGCTGAGACTGCGGTGAAGCCCGTAGCCAGCGATCCTGCTGCCAGTGCGCCCGTGCCTGTGAGGCCGGTGTAAGAACCCGAGATGCGCCCCGACGGCAGGGTGCCGGAGGTTATATTTGCAGCGTTGGTTGTGTCCGTTGTAGCTGACGCGGCCAGCCCGGAGACTGCTCCAGATGCAATGGCAATACTTGTATTCGTTACGCCGGTAACTTGACCCTGCGCGTTGGTAACAAACACGGGGACGTTGGACGCGGAGCCAAATGTACCGGCTGTGCCTATATTGGCTATGTTGAATGTGTAGGATGGCGACTCGCTCAGCCCTGTACCTGCCGTGTAGGTAATCGGTGCAGAGAACTGCTGAAACACAAGCGCTGTTGTGCCAATCGTAATAGGGGGCGCAGTCTGCTGCACCCAAGCAGTGTTAATGTTGGCCGTGCCGCTGGTCACCAAGAAAAAGTCGCCCTCGTCAATCTGGTCAACCCCGGTGCCAACACTGTCAAAGTCAGTAGCGCGAGTCAGTATGTATGGCGTTCCAGCGGTGCCAACCTGAGTGACAACATAGACGCCGTTGTTTGCGCCCGCCACTTCGTTCTTGACCAGTATCCGCTCTGAAACAATCGTAAGCGTTGAGTCCACAGACAGAGCGCCGTTGGCGGTTGCTGTAAGCGTAGCCCCCACCCCGGATGTTCCGTTGTTGTACGTATTTGCTGGCAGGGCCGCAGTAGTTGCCAAGGCCACTGCTTCATGGAAGTGAATACCAGATGCGATAGCGTCAGCGTACTGCTTGTTGACAATATCTGTGTTGGTAGTGGGAGCAGTTGTGATTGTGCCGGTGGTCAGCGCAATCGAGCTTGCTGTCAGAGCATTGAAGGTGCTCTGTACTGGATACGAGCCTGCCGTATCCAAATACACCGCACGCTCTGCGGGGTACGTTACGAACAAGTCTTTGGAACCGGCACCGAACGAAACCTTTGCGCCTGCTGCGCTGGACTCAAGGATCGTTGTCCGTGTAAGAGTTGGGCCAGCCGTAGTGAACGTGCCGATACCAACTTCAAAGTCGCCTGTAATCGGATCAACTGCGGTGTAGTACGTGTCGTTACCGTTGCCGATGACTGAAAAACTTTGAAAGCCAAGCGAAGCACTACCGGGGGTGAAATCGCTTGTACCCGTGGTGGTAAACGTAACTTTAACGCGGTCTTTTACAACGAGTGCCATTTTTTATTCCTTACGACGGCAGGATGGTCCAGCCGGGGTTTTGTGAATCATCAATTACCGCCCACACAAGTGCGCCGCCGATATAGACATAAAGCTGAACGCCAGTTGGCGACACGTTAGCGGTACGGAGCACTGTGAGAACCGCCGCAGCAGAAGCAACCTCGGCTCTTGTGCCGTTTAACACTGCTGTTTTAGTTACCGCCGCCGCTCCAGACGCTGCCTCTGAAATACTGACAGCTAACAACAGTCCCCGCGTCATATCCGCTGCGCCCGAAGCGGATTCCAAGATAGACGCAAGGACCACGGAGTTTGCCGTGGGTGTAGCAATTGCCGTAGCGCCTTCCGCCACACTTCCCAACATCGTCGCAATAACTGTTTGGGCTGCTTGAGTTGACGCCACCTCTGCTATCAAACCCGCTAAAGTAGCTTGCGCTGTCTGCGTAGAGGCCGAAGATGCCGTCTCAGACCGAGAACTGTTAAATATGTTGTTGATCGTATTGACAGCCGCCGCAGTGGACGCAGCCTCTGCATTGGTGGCAACCAACACGCTTGCCAAAAAGCTTGTGATACTTGCAGAACTTCCGGTCTCGGCTACTGCAACGTCAATTACCGCACCCCCGCTGCCTAAAGCAGCAAAAGGGGCTTGGGCAAATGTTGCGTAGCCAAACACCTATCCGCCTTTTAGGTGGCAGTCAGCGAGAATGTGTAGGTGACGTTTAATGTGTCGCCGCTGTCCACGAGCTTGTCGCCGCCAGTGAAGTCACCGGCAGAGAACAAAATACCGGAAGTGCCGCTATCCACGGTACACAGAAACGCACCAGCAATAGTGACAGTCGCGTTCATAACAAACGACGCTGGAGAGGCTGAGTTTGAGATCACCGAAGGGTTGGCTGTAGTGGCCGTGCCAAATACCGCTGCTTTACGAGCACCAGCGTAGGCAGAGCTTTCCGTCCAACCGGCATGGGACGCCAGCGTGTCTGCCGCAGCGAACGTGGTGCCAGAACCGGGGCCGGTTACCAGACCCAAGAAGGGGGTGGCGGTGTAGGAAATACCTTTGAAGTAATCCGTAACCATGTCCTGCACGCCCGTGTTCATTACGAGGTTGTGGAACGTGTCAGTCCATTTGACTTGACCGTCGGGGCCAATGCACTCAACCGAGTACACGCCACCAGCGCCAAGGGCGTCAAACGCTTGCTTGTTGGCGATCATGCCCGCTTGCACGACGTCTTGAGTTTTGCTGTTTTCAATAGGCATAAAAGCTCCTGTTTAGCTGATTCTGACGATTGCACTGGTGGCATCGGCGGTTGGGAAAATGATCTGAAATGTGTCGTTGGAAACAGTTTTGTCCGCGCCAAAGTCCAACACCGCTACGGACTTGTTGCCTTCGGTGCTATTGTAAATCAGAGCGCCACGAGCCGTAAATGTTGAGTTGGGCCAAGACGTATTTGAAAAACTGACAAACGCCGTGGGCACGCTTGCCGTGTTGTTGCCTGAAGTTGGGCTTGTGGAGATGACAAGCGTATTGCCGCCCGCCGTGTAGCCTGTACCCACAACTTCAGCAATTGTTGTATATACAGTCGTTGTTGGGCCAATCGTAGATGCCGCTGTGTACAGCGCGATCTTGAAGGTGTCGGGGGACGTTGGGCCAAAGCTGTGAATTGCCTGAAGCAATTCAACTTTAAAGCTGGTCGTTGCGGTTTGTGCGATGGTCATGTTACTGCCTGTCTATATTGGCCGGAACGATAAGCGTCTTGACGCTCCATACCGTCACCCAGACGTTTTGCAAGGGCAAGGGCTTCATTGTACTTAGTGTTGTACAGCGTAACCATATCGGTCTCGCCCTTCATGTACGTGTACGCCTCAACCAAGCTGCCATACAACAGCACGGAGTCAAAGTTGTCACCAAGCCATGTCGTACCTGCTGTCGTGATCGACTCGGGGTAGTAGTAATAGTGGAGTTCAACGCTGTACGTTGCATCTGGCGTAGGGCCAAGAATAAACGTCAACTCGTTCGGGTCGTTGCTCTGCGAGCCAAATAGCGCGTAGTACTTGGGGGTGGCTGTATCTGTGGGCTGTGGGTACGCCTGACGGATAAAGTTTACATCTTTGTTCAGCAGAAACTCATACGAGCCAAGCGCGTCAATAACAGCAATTGAGTACGTAGCCAAGAAATCACCCGGGCAAGCCAAGTACTTGTTGTTGGCCGTGATACTGCCCGTCACGTTCTTGCGGATGGACGGAAACTGCACCGAGTTGTAGATGCGCTGCTCGGCCTGCTCAATCAGAGTGTTAATCTGAGTTGTGCTGGACACGGTTGAGCCGTTCGCCAGAGTTGTGGCTGGGAACTGATTCTCCGTGTACGACTGGATCGCCGCTACAAGCTCGGTGTATGTCATGCTTTACGCCATTGGGCCACGAGCCATCAAGCCCTTGGTAGCTGCACCCGTGCCACGGATTTTTATGCCCGAGGTTTTGGCTGGCTGTTCACCGGCAAACTTGCTGATAGCACCAAGGCTCACGTTGTAGGTGTCCAACCTGCTATGGTTTGGCATCCTGCCCGGGTTGGTTTCCGCAACTACGGGTTTGCCCTTCATGGTGTGTGGCTCAGCATAGACGCTGGCATCACCAACTTCTTTGCCGCCAATCTTTTTGCTGTATTTAGCCATGATTAGCCTTTCCGTCCAGACGACTTTTGGTTGGCTACTTTAGCCAAACCACGGCCCATCTTGAGCATGTCGGCGTTGGTCTTGCCACCCGCACGCAGTTTGGTCGGCGCTTTGCCGGGGTGCATATTTGCTTCGTGCTTCCGCACTGCTTTCTTTGCGTCCATATTTAACTCCTATGTGGTAACCGTAACTGTACCAATTTGCACACCCAAAGCCAAGAAATTTGGCGTCAGCGCATCATCAAAAAACCTAGAGCCACCCACGGGGTTCCAACCCCACTGAATATTCCTGCTGCCCTCACCCAAATAACCGCTTACCAAAAGCCCCGAAGCCACATAGCTACGGTCTGGGCGCGGGTTACGCAACGCCTGTGGATCGTCTACCGGATACATACCCAACTGAAGTTGTGGTTGATCTGGGTCCCAACACTCAGGACATACAAGCAAATTGTACGTCTTAGTCTTGATAACTTCCTTCTTCAGCAGTTTTAACTTGAAGCGCTGCCCACAACGGTCGCACTCGCTGATCGCGTTCTTGCCACTGGCAAACCTGTTGCCCATATCAGTTTATAAACATCTGGCGCGGCACGAATCGCACCGCAGCTTTTTCACGATCCTCGTCGGCGGCGTTCTGCCAAGCCTCGTCGTACTGGGCTTTAAGCATAGGCAGGCGCTCAAAACCTGATGGAATCTTGCCCGCTAGGTAATACGACAAGCCCGCTGCCATGCAAGGCACGAACCGGAATGGGACGTCCATGACGTTAACACCACCGCCAGCATCCTGAGTACGGCGCAGACGCCAGTAAGCCAGCGTGTAGGTCTGTGAGCCATCAGGCGTTGGCCAGACAGTGACGGCGGGCAACTGCTCCGAGTACACGGCTGCGCCAGTGGTATGCGCGGCTGCGGTGGTGTTGTTCTGAGCGCGGAAGCAGTTGTTCAGGGTATTCCCTGAGATGTAACTGTAGTTGATGGTCTCGTTGTCAATTTTGATGAAACCAGAAGCAGGTAGGCCCACAGTCGAACTGAGGGTGATGGTTGTAGCCGTAGAGGTAATGGTGCCGTTCAGCGTCAGGCCCGTAGGCGAGCTCTGTGCGTTGTACCGCTGAATCCAGATTTGAATAGGCCGTGCCTGCTGGATTTTGTTCGGGATCGTGGCGTAGGTTGATACGCTGATCCGGGTGATGGTCAAGTCCGCCTGTGTAGACGCTACGTTACCACCAGTGCGTATGACGTGCTCAAGCAGGTCAATGGTGTCAGATGGCAGTGCATAAGTGTTCTGCCCCTGCACAAAGGTGATGGTCCCCGGCTCAATCGACCACATGTTGATGCCACGGTTGGCCCAATCAGCAAACATGATGTTCAGACTGCGGCGAGCAGTCCGCAGGTCATAGCCGGTACGCATCTCGCTACCGGCGCGTTCAAACGCCTCCTCGACCAGTTCAGTCAGGTCAAGGTTAAATGCGGAAACGCCGGAGGTGGTTGCCATTATCTAAATCCTGCTGTTTTCTTTGCAATCGTTTTGGGTTGAGCTACGAACTGTTTCCCGGCGGCTTTTCCTGCTCGTTTGGCTTTGGTCGTTGCAGCGTACTCAGAAGGGCTAAGACTTTTAATCGCAGCGCTTGGAAGGTATCGCTCACCTGTTTCAGAAGATTTTTTACCACTTTTTGTTCTCCATTTTTGGTCGCCCCAATCTTTGAGGGATTTCTGCGGTGCCTTCATATCAGTCTTTGTAGCCGCCACCAGCAGCTTTGTAGCGTTTGGCCATCAGTTGGGCCTTACGGGCTGACCACTGGCCTGCTCCGGTGCCTTGCACTGCGGCAGCTTTGATGCTGTTAAAGATGCGTTTGCGAAGACCGGGCTTGGTGTAGTTGCCCGCTTCATTGACCTTGCCGCCTTCAGCCATCTTGACAGCTTTGGCTTTGGGTATTTTCTTTGGGTTTATGGCTCCCATACCACGGCTAGCTATCATGCGCGTGTCTTCCCGCGTTGAGCAATACCGTCAGCACGCTTGGAAGCGGAGGATACCTTACCACCTTTTTTCATGCCAAGACCCATTGGTGACCCAGATGCCCCACCGCGCAACTGGTCGGACATAAATGTGGGTTTACCCATGCCACCGGTTGAGGGCATAAAGGGTTTTCTTGGGCCACCGGTCGATGGCATGGGCTTTGGGCCACCATCATTAGGGCCAACTCCACGTATGGGCAGGTTTGGTTTTGGGATAACGGCTTGTCTTGGGCCACCGATTGATGGCATTGGCCTTGGGGTGGCGGCTGGTTGGGCTGCGTAAGCAGCGGCGGCTTTGGGGTTTGCAAATCTCATGATATTTCCTTTAAACGAAACGGCCTTTTGTGCGGCCACGTTGAGCAATGCCGTCGCCACGGCGAGCGGTGACCTTGCCGCCCTTTTTCATCTGGACGGGGGTTGCTGTTGCGGGATTTTGTTCCATCTGTGCAGCGTCTGCTACCCCTGCGTTGACCTGAACTAAGGGCGAGTTATTACCTAGCCCCGTGGACGTGGGCGCGGAAGCCGAAGACATTTGTCCCTGCCCAAACGGATAGTTGGAGTTTGCAACCATTCCGCCTTCGTCAAACCGTTTTGCTTTTTTGGCAGTCATGGTTACACCACCGGACTTGAATCGTTTGCCCATTTCGGTCCTAGTAGTCGGCGCTTTCTCCGCTGCCTTCTTCGCTTTTTCATCAGCCATCGTCTGCTTCATGGCATCCGTAGGTGGCGCATCAGTGCCGCCAGAACGAGCTTCTTCTCTAGCTTTCTTTGCCAGAGCTTCTGCGTCGATTGCTGCTTGCTTTGAATCAGACATGATTAGCACATCCTTCCGCGAGTCTTGCCTTTGGTGGCAATACCGTCAGCACGTTTAGAAGCCGAAGAGGTCATGCCGCCAGAAGCCATCTTCTTGACTTTGCCGCCTTTTTTCATGCCAGCAGAATATCCGGGGTCGTCAACATTTGCGTTAATTCGATCTTTTCTATCTTGATACGCTTTTCGGTCTTTCTCTCGCATAGCTTGATAAACTTCACCAAACTCGTTTTTCTTGTAGGCGGGGGATTGATCGTCGTATTCATCCATAATTTCTGGTTTTCCACCAACACTAGTGGGTCTAGAACCCTGCTTACCAAGGTATTCGGGCAACACATCGTTCTTGTTTACTGGCATACCTTTAAACGGCACTTCTTTAGCCGGTGCTGGTGCCCTAGAACCAATGACTCTTTCGGAATCATCTCGGTCATCGGGAACCGCTTTAGCGTCGGACTTGACCGCGCCTTTGTCTTTGGCGCCAAGCAACTTATCTTTATTCATATAGGCAAGACCGGCCAGTGCGGCCAAACCTGCTAAACGCCCTGCTTTTTTGCTTGCCATGATAGCTCCTTAAATTAGCAGGAACGCCCGCCGTTTTTCATCTTAATCATTGTGCCCTTGGTCTTGCCTTTGGCAACAATACCATCAGGCTTAGAGCTGGTTTTAACAGCGCCCATCTTGGTCATACCACCTTTTTTCATCTTGCCTTCACCATCTGCGGCGAAAGCTGGCACTTTCTTACCGTCTTTCATAACCATTGGCATGCCGCCAGAGGCCATCTTCTTCATGCCATCTTTGGCCATGTCCATACCTTTTTTCATAACAGGTTTGCCCATTGGGGAGCCCCCTGTGCCTTTTTTCTTGGCCATCATTGCCATCATTCCGGGGTTCATTTTTGAAGCCATAGTATCACCACCTTTTGAAAAAAGTTCTGTCTTACCTTGACGAGTTTTTGGCTCGTTTACCTTCTGAAGATCAGGCCGGGATTTGTTGCCCCCGAACTTGACGCCCTTGCTTTTCTCGCTGAAATCCTTGGCCACAGATACAGGCACGCCAGCCTTCTTCGCAAATGTGGGGTTGTGTGCTGCGGCGTCCATGAACCGCTTTTGCTTCTCACTTGTCGCTGGCATCGGGTTTCTTCCGGCCAATGAGTTCAGAAAACGGTTTCCCTGTGACCATCTCAGCTATACGCATCAAAGTCCACACGGCACCGATCAAACCAAAGATAGGTGTGAGGAGTTCCAAGAATGATCCAATAGCAGCAACCACCGACGCAAGGTCAATGATGTTTTTAACTGTGTCGTGAGTCTGTGTCATGTCAGCACTTCCATCTTGCAAGAGCAGCCGCCTTACGGGTGGGCTTGCCCTTCTCGTCTTTCATTGGGCCGGGCATGCCACTCATACGGGCGCAGAACGAGTCCTTGCGCTTGCCGCCCTGCGGTTGCGGGGCTTTCAGGTTGCTACCCGTAGCAGCGTTGTACTTGGCCCGACCTTTGGCGGTCAAGCCCGCTCCCTTGGAAACGGGTAGCTTTTCGCCGCGACCAACCGAGAGAACCGGACCTTTTTTCTTAGCCATAGTACACGTTAGCGGAAAGTATATTGGACATGCTTAGGTAGATACCGTTTCTGACCAGTATCCCTTCACCGGGAATCAACACAAAATTACCAAACAAGTCACCTGCGCCAATGTCGTAGCTAGCAACCCACCGTGATGCGTATGCCGCCACGGTTGAAGCAGCAATAGTCCCGGAGTTGATGTCTGTAACTGTGAACGTGTTTGCGCCCGTGCGCGTGACTACGTAATTGCTGTTTGTGCC